GTTCTGGGACTAATTCTGGTAACGGCGGTTCAGGCGGTTCAGGTATTGTAATTATTCGTTATGCCAACACTTACAAAGCCGCAACGTCTACCACAGGTTCCCCAACTATTACCGTTGCTGGTGGATACCGGGTCTACAAGTTTACTGGCACTGGTTCAATTACATTCTAATCATGGCACACTTTGCTGAACTCGATGAGAACAATGTTGTATTGCGAGTGATCGTAGTGCATAACAACGACACGCACGATGTGAACGGTGTAGAGCATGAGGCTCTGGGCCAAGCATTTTGCACCAATTTGCTGGGTGGTAATTGGAAACAGACCAGCTACAACAGCAATATTCGTAAAAGTTTTGCGGGAATTGGGTCTACTTATAATTCCGCGCTTGATGAGTTTGTCCCGCCAAAACGTGTAGTTGATCCAAATGCACCGATGCCTGACCCAATGCCTGATGTACTTCCTCCCGTTTTCAATATTGCTAAAAGGCAATAACAGCGCACTGCGGATTGAGCTGAAACCAAAGGCACTGACATGAACCTACCCCAACTGCCCCCGGACAAGGCGAACCATGCGCTGTATGGAGCCTTGATCTTCAATGTCGCCTTCTTTGCTTCCCGTAGCCTTGCCATTGCTTCAGGGGTGGTTGCTGCGTTTGCTGTTGCCAAGGAGATCAGTGACGCGGTTATCAACTGGCGGGCAACGGGCAAGCTCACGCAGGGGCCGCACGGAGTGGAGTTCCTAGACGTTGCCGCAACGTGTTTCGGTGGTATCCTTGTAGCCTTGCCACTAGTGTTTCTCCGGATGTAAAGCATGGCTAATGCTTTCCAAGTAGGTGCGTTCCAAACAAACGGCTTTCAGGTACAAATATCTGTTACCGTAATTGTTACGGGCGTAGAGGTCATTGGAAACATTGGGACGGTTACTGTATCCGGGGGTAGCCTTGTAATTGTTACCGGCGTAGCGGCAACTGGAAGTATCGGGTCTGTATTTGTTGCTTCAGGCGCAGTTGCCATAGTCACTGGGGTTTCTGTTACTGGAAGTGTTGGTAGCGTTACGGTAACTGCTGGCGCTACCGCTTACCCCACAAGCGTTACAGGCTACGGACGAATTGGACAAGTCTTGGTCTGGGGGCTCATACCAAACAACCAAACCCCGAACTGGGGGGCTATCACTAACGCCCAAACACCAAACTGGCAACGTATTGCCGCTTAGGAACAGAAATGCCAGCAAGCTATACCACAAGTCTTAAACTTACTCTGCCTGCGGATGGTGATACCAACTGGGGTACGGTAGTTAACAACGGCATTACGTCTTTAATAGACTCTTCTGTTGCTGGCACAGCGGCTGTTGCCCATGACAATACGGCCAACTACACGCTTACATCTGTAAACGGAACGGCAGACGAAGCCCGGAAGATGTTTCTTAATATCACGGGCACCCTAACTGCTAACAGAAACGTAGTTTGTCCAACGGTTTCTAAGTTGTACTTCATCACAAATTCAACGACCGGCTCACCAACTGGGTTTGATATAACCCTAAAGACTTCTGCGGGTACAGGCATTCTTGTTCCTAACGGACGCAGCGTTGTCTTGTATTGTGATGCAACAAATGTGGTCAACGCCTTGTCGGCTCCTGCTGGTGGTACGTTCTAAGGACACCCCATGCCGCTCAAGAAGATCACGGTTGATTGGACTTACGCTTGACCCAATACGCTTTCTTTGCTGCGGATAGTTTTGCTCGGTATTCTGGGGTGTCCCGTTCTGCGCGTTTTGCTTTAAACTCTTCTGAGTTCATGGTGGCTACTAACCGTGCTTTCCGTTGCGCTAAAGCTTCTGGATCAGCCATTTTTGCTAGCCTTTTGGGTTGGGCTGCGCGGATACCGGCAATACGTTTAGCATCAAATTCTGGGTCTTTGCCATTACGTTCCCCCCATCCCTGCATGTCTGGGTTGTTTTCTAAAGAAACACGCAAAGCATTCTTTGTACTTTCGGGCAAGTTACGTTTTTTGCCTAAACGAGCGGCAATAATTTTTGCACGGTGTTCCGGGTCTTTCCATTTAGCTTTAATCTTAGCGCGGACTTCTGGCCTTTTCGCCGGGTTAGCTTCCCCCAAAAACAATGCTTTTACATCTGGTGAATTTAACCTAGCAAACTTTGCTGCCAATGCTTCTGGGCTGCGGATTGGATGGTTGGGGTCAAGCATACGTTGGCGTAAACGTTCTTTGCCCGCATCTGACATGCCTTTTGCGCCTTCGCCCCCTTCTCTTAAATTAGTAAGCGGTCCCGTGCCCATTTGTATACGCCCGTACTCTTCAATAAGTTTGCGTTCAAGTTCTTGTGCGTCAGTAACAGTGGTTACTATATGAAACTCAATAACCACCTTTTCTACGCCAAGCTCCAACAGTTTTTGACGGCACAACCAATTGCGGTGCCCATTGTTTCTAGGGTTCATTCGGCGAGTGTTTTTTGTCAACCCAACATAAAAAGGTTGGCCTTCAGGGGTCTTCCAGATGTAGACGTACATAGTGTTCTCCTTTGTGAGTCCAGATCAGGAGTATAGCACAAATGTTAAAAAAAGTTCAGCTCAAGCCCGGTGTAAACAGAGAAAATACGCGCTATACCAATGAAGGCGGTTGGTATGACTGCGACAAGATTCGTTTCCGTCAAGGCACTCCTGAGAAGATTGGTGGTTGGTCGCCTGTAACGCCTAGCGCTACATATCTGGGAGTTGCTAGGTCTTTGTGGCCTTGGACGACTAACAGTTCGTTCCCCTACCTTGGTGTTGGTACTAACCTCAAGTACTACATTGAGTCGGGGTTGGTGTACAACGACATCACTCCTATCCGAACTCCTGTAACCGCAACGGGGTTTGTTACTTTTGCAGCGACAAACGGGTCTGCAACCATCACGGTCACTAACACTGCGTTTGGGTCTAGTGCCGGTGACTTCGTGACCTTCTCCGGTGCTGTCAGTCTTGGTGGCAACATCACTGCAGCGGTTTTAAACCAGAATTACCAGATTGCGTCAGTCATAAATGTAAACTCTTACACCATTACAGCTACAGCAACGGCAAGCGGTTCTGATAGTGGGAATGGCGGCGGCGCAACTCTTGGCGCGTATGAAGTTCCTATAGGCTATGCGCTCAACGTCCCACTGTACGGATGGGGTGCAGGCTTCTGGGGTTCTGGTGGATGGGGGACGGGCTCACCGTCTACTAGCGCCATACGCATATGGAATGCGCAGAACTTTGGTCAAGACTTGATCTTTGGCCCCAAGGGTGGACCGCTGTACTACTGGAGTACTGCTGGTTCCCCGCTGACTTCCCGTGGCGTAGCGCTGTCGTCCTTGGCTGGGGCATCTGATACCCCGGTGATGCAGAACCTGCTGCTTGTGTCCGACACATCTAGGTTTGTGTTTGCCTTTGGTACTAACGATTACGGTAGCGTTGAGCTAGACCCCATGCTTATCCGGTGGTCTGACCAAGAAGACGCGGCCAACTGGACACCCGTACCAACCAACCAAGCGGGTAGCCTCCGGCTTTCGCACGGCTCATCTATCGTTGCGGTTGCCCAGACCCGGCAGGAAATTCTTGTTTGGACTGATACCGCGCTGTACTCTTTGCAGTTCGTTGGTGCGCCTATTGTCTGGAGTTCTACCCTTCTTACCGATAACATTTCTATCCTAAGTGACCGGGCGTGGGCAACTGCTGCTGGTGTTACCTATTGGATGGGGCTGGACAAGTTTTACCTGTATGAGGGGCGCACGGGGACTCTTACTTGTGACTTGCGGCAGTACATCTTTGACGACATTCCAGGCATCAACAACAACCAGAACGAACAGGTGTTTGCTTCTACCGTAGAGAAGTTCAACGAAGTCTGGTGGTTCTATTGCTCCGCAGATAGCACTTCTGTTGATCGGTACGCAGTCTACAACTACATGGAGAAAGTCTGGTACTACGGCACGATGGGGCGCTCCGCTTGGATGGACGCTAGTGTTATCAGTCACTTCCCTATCGCCGCCGACGATGTAAACAAGAAGCTGATGTACCAAGAAACCGGGAATGATGACCTCTCAACCAATGTCTCAGTGCCGATTACGTCATACATTACATCTGCTGAATTTGACTTGGACGACGGGCACAACTTCTCGTTCGTGTGGCGTATGCTGCCTGACATCACCTTCCGGGGCTCTTCCGCTGCAAACCCTGCGGTGACTATGTATCTCTTGCCGTTGGCTAACTCAGGCTCTGGGTACAACAACAATACCTCCACGAACAGTGATCAGTCGGTGGCAAGTCAAAGTTCTGCTGCAATCACTAGGACAGGGACGTATCCTGTTGAACAGTTCACGGGTCAGGTTTACACGCGGGTGCGTGGACGGCAGCTATCTATCAAGGTAGAATCAACGGCGCTTGGGGTGCAGTGGCAGCTTGGTTCGCCTAGACTTGATTTGCGCAGTGACGGCCGCCGTTGACTTATGAGCATCCCCACCGCTTTCGTTGCACCTAACCTACCCCTAGCCGAGCAAGAGTACGAGCGCGGGATGGAAGAGCGCTTTCGGAATGTTTCACGAATCTACTTCAGCCTTCTGGACAACCAGAACCGGGTCATCAACGAGCAAGTCTCATCTAACCAGACGCTGATCTGGTTAAACACTTGGGCTTAGCATGGCAAACTTTCAGACCGTCACTGCTGTAAAGCTAGGCCAAGCTGCTACGACCACGGGCTACGTTACGCTTTACACGACCCCCCTGCTGGCTAAGACCTATGTAAAGCAGTTTGACATCAACAACACATCTGCTGTGCCGGCTACGTTCTACATCCACATCATCCCTGTGGGCGGTACGGCAGGCACAGGTAACTCAATCTTCTACAACGCCCCCATTGCGGGCAACACCACTGTGCAGTGGTCAGGGGTAGAGGTTATGAACGCTGGAGACTTCATCCAGATCAAAGGTTCAGGGACTACTTGCGCTGTCACTGCTAGTGGAGGTGAGGCAGTATGATCACCGTTTACCCACCACTTGGAAGTAGCTCTAACAACCCCACGGTTGTAACCTTTAACGGCACCACAGCGCTTGATGCGTTCGGTAGGCTCCGGGTAAGCGAGCCTTACACGCTGTTTGATAGCCAGAACAGGTACGCAGCAGACAATCAGTTTGATACTAGCACTGCCTCTGGCGGTGCTTTTGCGTTCCTGCCGAATGAGTCAAGCTGCTCAATGACAGTAAACACTACCAGCGGTAGTGCAGTTGTTCGTCAGACGTTCCGCACTTTCCCCTACCAGCCGGGAAAGAGCTTGCTGATGATGGGGACGTTTACGTTCAATGTCGGGAAAGTAAACCTTCGGCAACGGGTTGGATACTTCAGTACACAGAACGGTTGCTTCCTTATGCAGGATGGCGGGACCGGTACTACGCTGTCTTTCACTATCCGCACCTATGTGTCTGGGGCTGTAAGTGATGCAAACACTGTCCTTCAAGCAAATTGGAACGGGGACAAGCTAGACGGGACTGGGCCTAGTGGATTGCTGTTGGACGTAACCAAAACGCAGATTCTGTTCATGGACTTTGAGTGGCTGGGGGCGGGTAATGTCCGCTGCGGCTTTGTCCTTAACGGGATATTTATCGTAGCGCATACGTTCCAGAACGCTAACCAGACGGGCAATACAGCCGTTTACATGACCACTGCGATCCTGCCTATTCGGTACGAGATCACCAACACGGGGACTACAGGCTCTTCCTCCGTGATGAAGCAGATTTGTTCTACGGTCATTAGTGAAGGTGGGTATGCTCAGCTAACTGCCGACAGCGTTGCTAGGCGCACTGCGGTCCTTGCCAACATAGACACTACGTTCTTGCCGATGCTATCAATCCGGCTGAATGCTTCAACCCTTGGCGCAGTGGTGTTGATAAAGCAGATAAACGTACTGCCTACCACGATCCAGAACTATGAAGTGGTCTTGGTAAAGAACTCAGTTCTTACCGGCGCGTCATGGGTTACAGGCACTTTCCAGAACGTAGACTATGATGTAACCGCTACGGCAATGACTGTGCCCACTGCGGCGTCTATAGTGCAAAGTGACTTCGTGACTTCAACATCGCAAGGCCGGAGTACTTTGGCGGGTAGTGTTGGGTACAACTTTGACTATCAGCTTGGCGCATCAATTGCCGGGGTGAGTGACATTTACACCATAGGCATTAGGACTGTATCTGGCGCTACCAAAGGCGATGCGTTTGCTTCCCTTGTCTTCTACGACCTGACGTTCTAAGGCAGCTATGCGGCAATTTGACCAATACGACACCGCGCAAGAAGACTTTGACCAAGAGTATTTGCAGGGCATTGTTTCGCCGGCCCAACCTGCCGTTACACAAACCGCCCCTGCTACAAATACAGCCGCTGTAATCCCCACCGCTGCTCAATACGTACCGGGCCAAACGCTTGATCAGTACTTAGCGCAAACCAAAGCAGCGTTTGTACCGCAGCATGTAGCCGCTAACTACATGGTACCAACGGAAAGCGATAACTATAACTACGGTACTGAGGCTTACGACACTGCGTTTGGTGACATGCAAGGTGATGTGGAAAAAGCTACGAATGCGTACTACGCTGCAAGGAACGCGGCAAATCCCCAAGAAGCCGTAGTCCCTATTGGCGAGGGTTGGGGGCTTCAGTCTTGGGTGCCGGAACATGCAGAGCATGGGAAAGAAAATCCTTACCAAGGATGGGCTGATCTTCTTGGGTACAAGGGGGCAACTACAGAAGATACTGGGTATGCCTACCATGCGCCAGAAGATTACGGCGCGGGGGAATCTACATCAGCGGGTACAACTCCGGGGTATTGGTCACCTACTCATGCTGCCACACAGGACTTCCAAAAGGTCTTAGCTAACTACGGGTTCGTGGAAAGAAAAGACAAGGGTGGCAACAGCATTGTCGACATGATCGACGCCAATCATAATGTGGTTGGGTCACAGCGCGTTGCCAGCGGTGCAAGTTTTATGGACAAGGTGATGGACCTTGTTCCTGTAGGCATTGCGGCTTTAGCTTCTATGGCGCTTACTCCTGTAGTTGGCGCAGCTATTGATGCGGCAATGGCTCCTGGGGTGGTTGCAGGGATGGGGGAGCTAGGTGCTATTACTGGTTCTGCGGCAGGGACACTGGGTGCAGTAACCCCAACTCTCACAGCTTCTACCCTTGCTAACATAGGTGTCCAGACTGGGTTGGGCCTCGTTCAGGGGCAAGACCTTGACGATGCGCTAAAGAAAGGGCTTCTATCGGGGGCGGGGAACGTAGCAAATGCGGTAGTTTCTCCGTATATAAGTAACTTAGGTACTAGTGCAAGTGATGTAGTTGGTGGTGGCAAGTTAGGGCAGTTAGCTACCGATGCGACTACTGGTGCTGCAAAAGCAGGCATCTCTTCCCTGATACAAACAGGCAATATATCGGATGCAGCCATTGCCGCTCTTGGGGGTGGTGTCTCTTCAGGGATTACTTCAGGCGTAAATTCTGCTACGGGTGATGCGCTAACAGCGGCGGGCATTCCACAGAGTACGATAAATCTTCTTGGCCCTACCGCCGTTGCCGCGCTGCTAAAACAAGACCCTACACAAGCGCTTCTTAAAGCTGCTCTTTCCCAAGCTGTAGCGGCAGCAAAAACAGGACCTACCTCTGCGGGTACTACCACTGCTGGAACATCTGCGGATACTGGACTAGCTAAACAAGGCCCAACAGACATAGAAACAGGGTACGAAACCGCGCAAGATAAAGATGCTTACGCACAACAGTTTACAGACACGCTAACCCGCTTAATAGCTGAACATCCAGAACAAACTTTCTCTGCGGAAGATGTGTTGTTAGCTGGCGGTGCTGGTGGGGGCGGTAGCGCTAATTACCCTCAGACTGGTCCCTTAACAAAAGCTCAGTTAGACGCTAAAAATACAGTAGATAAATGGTTAGGGCGTATACCAACTATTGGTGGGGCAACTTTAGGTGGTGCTGGCGCAGGCTTTCTTTATGGTGGCGGTCCTGGCGCAATAGGTGGTGGTGGCAGCGCACTCATTAACTCAATAGGTGCGTACCTCGCTGCTGATGCTTTAAACGGTATGCCGCCAGGAGTAGGTTCAGCGCCAGATACTAGCGGGCCACCGCTACCCGATAAATCTGTTTATTTCCCTGCATTAGTTCCAACAGGTACATCGACCACAACGGGTAGGACAGGTACATCTACATCTACCGCAAAAGATAACCCCGCCGCAGGAGTTCCTTTAGACCTGGGCGCACTTAATTCTACTGATCTTCTAACCGCTCTTACGACAACAACAAAAGACGACACAGTCTTAGACTTGCCGCCTTACGACTATAAACTTCCTGATTACCTTTCCCCAATCCCCCCGTTACCAACAGACGACCCAAAAACTACGGGCAAACCGGGGGCTACTAGCGATGCAGCAATTGCGGACCTAGTCGGTAGCGGAGAACCTAGTCTTTCTGCTGCGGAGTTAGCGGCAATAGTTAGCGCCAATTCTTCTACTGCGGGGGGTGATACTGCTGCTAAAGCCGCTAGTGATGCTGCCGCTGCCGCTGGTGAACAAGCTGGCCCCCCCACCGCTGAAGGTATTTCTGCTAGTGCTGCTGCCGCTGCTAAGGCCGCTAG